TACTGTAAGTGATCCATTAATATTTACATTACCACTAACAGATACTGCATCTTGGAATGTAGCTGCACCTACAACATTAAAAGGTCCAGATACTGAAACACTACCACCAGCATGTATAAATCCTTCAACAGATATATTTGTAGCAGTACCTAATTCAGCTTCTACGTTTGAAAGATTAGAACCATCACCATAATAAAAAGCAGCAGTTACATTACCAACAACATTAAGATTACCTGATACAGATACGTTATCTCTAAACTTAGCAATACCACCAATACATGCAGAAGTAGCTACATCAAGCCTACCTGATACTGACACATCATTTTTAAATTCAGTCTTAGAGCTAAATATTCCTGCACCAGCAGCAGCAAATGTACCACCTACACTTACATTATTTTTAAGAACGGCTGCTCCTGATACTGTAACAGTGCTTCCAAAAATTGCAGCACCGCCTACTGATACAGCATCCTGAAGGTGAGCGGCACCTGACACAGTTACTGTAGAACCAAACTTTGCAGCCCCACCTACCGATACAGCAGCTTGAAGATGTGTGTCTCCTATTATTGTAGCTGTACTAGATACCTGAAGAGTACCACCAACTACAGCATTACTTACTGAAATATTACCAGCTACTGCTGCTGTTACTCCTGATATATTAGAACCATCTCCATAGAAAGCAGAAGCACATACTCGTTGATCTGAATGTATATTTCCAGTAGCAGAAACTACACCAGCTATATTTAAAGTATCGTTTACCTTTACAATACTGGATGCAACTTCAAGCGCACTCTTAGAACCATCTCCAGTTTGTATTGGTTTAAGAGACGTTTCTATTCCAGTATTTGAAACAGCACTACTTACAAGAACAAGATTCTTATAAGTCTGTGATATAAGTTTTCCAGTTAAATCTGTCATATTAATTGCCAATACTCATTTGTTGCGTTATAGGTTGTTCCAGCTTGATCCCATGTTAAGTTACGCCCACCTATATCTGGTCTTGGATTTGTAATAGCTGGATCGTCTTTTACGTTTGCTACTCTATTCTGAGGATGGTTTTTTAAATCATACTGCCCCTCAAAGTCTTGTGGGCATACTAACATCCCATAACTGTTTAGTCTCATTACCCTATGTGGATAAACAAAACCACATTCATCGCATACGGCTAATGCATTTTTTTGCGTAGCCATTAATTATAAAATGTTATTCTAGGAACAATATAAATACTAGAAGTTTCTCTATCCTCTAGTAATGCTCTATTTAACATTTCCTCATAGTTTGTTTTTAACAATGCTATCCTTGTATCTGCAACAAGAGGACGTTTAAGTGACATGTAATATGCAAGTCCCATTGTAAGACAAGGAAGAAATCTTTTAGGTAAGTCTGCATTTTGAATAGCAGATTTATTTACATCCTGTAATTCTTTAACAATCTCTAACTTAATAATATCTGTAGAGTTTTCTGGTAGGGGCCATACAGAAAGAACAGGATTATCCCTGCCCCGTCTAATTGTATATTGATTTGGTTTACCTGTTTGTGTCTTATTAGGAATAAGCATAAACTCTTCAGGTGTTATCCTGGTTAATTTAACATCTGTATTGCTTCTGCTTATGACAACCTCAAGAGCATTAATTGTGCTACTGTCGAGGCTATAGGAAGTCGTAGAGGCTACTACTGTGACTGCTGTGGTACTGGTAGACCAGAGAAGTACACCCCTGTTCTGCCAGTCTTTAAGCATTAGATTAATAGAACGACGAGCAGACTCAGGCTCATGACCTAGTGTACTTTCACCACCAATCATTTCAGAAGCCTCTTGTATAACCTGATCTATGTCAAGGTTAAAATCATATGTGCCTGAAACTGCCATTACTTCTTAGTCCTTCTTTTACTAACAGTTTTCTTTTTACGTGCTATGGTTCTTACCATTGTTGGCTTACCACCTACACCTTGAGGCTTTGCTCTCTTTCGTGCAACAGCACTTTTTCTTTGTCCAGCAGTCATTGCTTTAGCTTTAGCCCGTGGAACACACTTAGGATATTTACGCTTACTTCCTTTCGTAGACTTACGCCCACAGGATTGAAACTTGCCCTTCTTCTTGGGCGCACCTATGTCCACCCAATCTCCTTTCGGACCTTTTCCAAACCATTCTTTTAGGCTCATGCGTAAGTGCCACCACGTTTTTTATAAGTCTTAACCAACCATGCATTAGCATAAGCACTAGGATAAACATCAAATTTACGTTTAGCCTCTGACTTTACCCTGGAATATAAAGCAGGATTAGAAGGTTTAGAACCTTTTTTCTTAGACTTTTTTCTTGCTACTGCCATTTTTGCCTCGTGCCTTTCTTATTGACTCTTTACCTTTTTTAAATATAGAAGCTACTTGAGTCTTACCCATAACCTTTGCACGTTGCTCACCAACAGTTAGTATTTGTATCTTACGAGCATATGGTTTACTTATGCGTTTAACTTTAGCTACGGTAGCTCTAGCATCAGCAGGTGTAGCAAACTTTATACCAACTGTATCTTTTGGATTCTCATCTGTATAAAGTCTGCGACCAGAACCTTTAGGTTTTTTACCTGTACCAACTCTAGGATCACGTTTCATTCTATCCCCAATCAGGTAGTATACATCTAAAGCATCTACAGTGCTTACAAACTTCTATAGGACCATTCTCTTTGTCAACTTCTTTTATTAAAGGAGTACCACAATGAGAGTCATGTCCACAGTTATTGCACTTATTTACGACCCGCTTTACCACCAGACCGCCTACGTACTACACCACCTTTGGAGCGATACTTAGTTTTCTTAGCCATACCACCGCCCATGCGTTTAACAGTGCCACCTTTAGACATGTACTTAGTTTTCTTTTTTCCTTGCACTTTTCTTCTCCTCATTATAAAGATTGTTAAAAGTTAAATTAGGATTCATATAACTACTATCTATCTCTGCCGAATGTATATACTGACTTGGTGCAAAGTCAGGTGCGCCCTCTCCAGTAACCCACAAAGCGGGATTAGTAACTCTAACTCTATTGTTAGGAAGTGCTATAATGTTTCCTGTATATGGTCCTGCATCTATAAGCTCTAACACATGTGACTGTTTATGTTGTGCAGGATCGTCTGATATATAACTATCTGTGTAGTCTACAGTAAACATATATCTTCCTGTATAAAACTCTCCATCTATTTTACATAACCAAGGACTTGAAGATACTCTGTCCATAACAATGATAGCATGGTTTCTTGAAGAGCAATCCCACGGCTGGGCTAGATGTGTCTGCATTAGTTCAGGCCACTCTTCTAGTACTGTGTCTGCTACCAATGCTGTGATTGGAAGTCTAGCCCACATTGCACCGCCATGTATATTTTCATCTTCATCGCAACCTGTAAACACAACATTAAAACTTAAACATCTATCTGGTATTGTGTTTACTGCTATTGCTAGTGCATGTAAATATTCTCCTTGATATTCTTGGTGGTTGTTTGTAAATTCTTTTCGTACCCAACATTTAAAATGTGGTATATTTGAAGCAAGATATGCCAAAGTAGTTTAACACCTCCATCTTTTTCTAGCTTGCCTTAATCTGCTATTAGGGTTCTTAGCAGCTTTTGGAAACTTTTTCATTTGTCCAGCAGACCTAGCACAATAACTCTTACGTCTAGCTGCCCTAGCCTTACTAGGTTTCTTTTCCGTTACAGCCGTTTTGAGTTTTGAACCAGGATTCTGTCTCCTATATTTACGAACCCCCGCTACAGTCATACCAGCACCAGACTTGGTAGGACGTTTACCGCCCCCACCAATTGTAATGCCTGACATATTACTTCTTTTTCTAGCCATTAGCGAACAGCGCCATATCCTTTAAGAGCAGCACCTACACCAACACGACCTCCACCTTTACGACTTATCTGACTACCTCTAGGTGATGATACAGATTTATCAGTAACTGCTTTTCTTTTTTTATTCATTTGCATATCAGCTATTTGTTTTGGCGTCATACCTTGATATACAGACTTACGATTTTTAACTGGCGAACTTAATTTAATTTTTTGACCTACACGAATTTTATTTGCATCTTTAATATTAGGATTAGCAGCAAGAAGTGCTTTAAGAGTTGTTCCTTCTTTTTTTGCAATCTGTGAAAGTGTATCTCCAGATTTAACTGAGTAGGAGCCACCTCCTTTTCCACGACCTGCTAAAAATCCAGCAATACCTGCACCACTAGTAGCACCAATACCTACTAAAGCTTTATTTTGTCGGCTTTGTTGTTTTGCCATTTTAGCAGCTTCAGCTCTACTAGGCCCTTTAGGTTTAATAACACTTCTTTTAGGTTTAGTACCTGCTCTTGCTTTAGGTGTAACTTTAGGAGTTTCTTTTCCTGCTGCTTTTACAGCCGCTGTAAGTTTCTTTTG